CTGAATTTAAGTTACGTATGCAACTGACTTATGGTGATTTTGTCTCTAAATTAAATTCTATGAATGCTGAAATTGTTGATATTTTATCTTCATATCCTATTTTAAGTGCTTTGGGGACTATTGGTTTGGCTTTATCCTTTTTAGGTATCTATAAGATGTTTACTTCAGAATTGAACCAAGATGATGATGATATGGTGATTGAAGCTTCTGGTGACAGTAAAACTAGTAAGTTACCTGTTATGAAAGTTGAATCATCAGGTGACTTTAAGACCGCAAAAATACAACATATGAGAGTGGAATCATCAGGTGATTTTAAAACCGCTAAGGTATCACGTTTATCAGTTGAATCAAGCGTACTTAAAACACAAGGGTGTAGTGATGAAGCAGCTTTTAATTTAATAACTACTGTATTGAGAAAGAATACTTATAAGTTATCTTACAAACGTGGTGGCGAAGTAGTAAATTTGGGCAATATCACGTTTTTGAAAGGATGGATAGCAATTATGCCATATCATTATTTGATTGGTTTTTTAGCTCGTGATTTTGACAATGATAGTATAATTTATTTGTCTCAACCTGGTTTACCCGAGATTATTCAATTCCCTTTGTCTCATATTATTACTTTGAGTAGTAACAGTTTTACACTTACTTCTAATGCGAAACAATTGACTTTTGATGATGGCAGAACTCAAGATGCTGTAGTATTTTCTTTATTTAAAACTATGTGTCATATGCATCGAGACATTACTCCACATATTATACGTCAAAGTGATTTAGCTCGTTTGCGTGGTGAATTTATGGGGTCTTTTCCAACTTTTATTATGGAAGGAAAAGATATAGCTCGTTATTATAAAGATGTTTATAATATTGTAGCTTCGGATTCTGAAACAGAAATATTTTATCCACCACAGGAAAATGCTATGGGTTTTAAGTCGCATAAACAGAGAGAAATGTATTTGTATAATTGTCACAGTCATGAAGGTGATTGTGGATCTCTCGTTGGTGTATATAATACAGCAGTGGAGAGAAAGATAATAGGATTGCATATTGCTGGTGGTAAACACGATTGTGGTGGAGCTGCTCCAATAACTTTCGAGCGTGTGCAGAGAGCTATTAATAGCTTTAATTTAGTTTGTCATTTTTATTTTGAAATACCTGATTTAGTTGATGAGAGTAAGGAACCAAATGTTCCAAGTGGTATTTTTGTACCATTAGGAAAGTGTAAGGAGAGAACTGGCCAAGCTGTTAAAACTAGTTTACGTCAGTCCTCTCTTTATGGTAAATTATCATTACCTATAACGGCACCAGCTTTATTACGACCTAAGGTTATTAATGGTGTATTACATGATCCTTTGCTTTCCGGTTTGAAGAAATGTGGTGTAAATCCAACTTTGATTCCTCAGGATATTTTGGATAGTGCTGCCAATGATGTAGCACGAGTTGTAAGTATGGATAGAACTGTCAAAAGATCTAAGTATGCAGTTGTTTTATCATATGAGCAAGCAGTTATGGGTGCGGATGATGAGTTTATGACGCCCATAAATCGCACTACATCTCCTGGTTTTCCTTATGTTACGCGTAAAGGTGGTAAGGCAGGAAAAACTCGTTGGTTGGGTAGTGATGAAAATTATGATTTTACATCTTCAGATGCATTAGCTTTGCAAAAGGATGTTCAACAACTTATTTATGACTGTAGTATTGGTAGAGTGTCTGGAGTATTTTGTAGTGATACTTTGAAGGACGAAAGAAGAGAATTAGCCAAAGTAGATGTAGGTAAAACTAGAGTTTTTTCGGCTTGTCCTGTTCATTTCGTTTTGGCTTTTCGACGCTACTTTTTGGGTTTTGCTGCTTTTACTATGCACAATAGAATAGATAATGAAGTTGCTGTTGGTACGAATGTCTATTCTATAGATTGGCACCGTATAGCTTTGCGAATGAAAGTAAAAGGAAAATCGGTTATAGCAGGAGATTTTTCTAATTTTGATGGGTGTTTAAATTCACAAGTTTTATGGGCTATTCT